TAATTGCATTTCATCTAAAACCGGTTGCATTCTTCGCAATACATCCATTATTTTCGCTTCCATACATTGCTCCTTTTTTGCTTTCAGTATATCAACTGGCGTACTGAATTAAGTAGCAAATTAAAAAATGCAGAGACAACAATGAGCAATAATTTAAAAAGTTTACTGTCTGTAAAGCAGGTAACGGTAAAGAGTAATATAAACGTTGGCGCAGGAAAGGATTTTAATTGTTATTTAAAACCGCCTACAGTAAATGGCTACACACCTATTGGAGTAATCGGATATGATCTAGTTGGAGATTGGGATGTATGGGTAAATATCGTGTCCTGTTATTATAACAGTAGTAATGGTTTGCTTTACATAAAAGGACACAATTTCGGAACGGGAACATGTATTGCATTAGCGAATGTATTTGTTCTGTACAAAAAGAACTAAATTATTTCCATTTTCCGATTATAAGCATATTACATTGTGAATAACACATTCCCTTTTTTACCGAATAAACTGTAAGTTTATATCCAGTTGTGCTTACTTCATTGACTCCTGTCCAGTATAGTTCATTTGTAGTTCCAGGAGATACTATAATCAATGGTGCTTCCTTGAATGTGAATGGAAAATCTACAGCTTTACTAGAAACAAAATATAATCCATACCAATTTGTAGCAACGTCAGTACTCCATGTGTATTTACGCCATACAACTGCATCCCCATTAGAATATTTTATATAGTTGTATCCGTTCTTTGCTCCTCGCTCTACGATAGAAATCAGTTTATTGTTTATGGTTGCAATACTTTCGTTCGATTTTGCCAAATTGCTATTTAGTTCAGAATCCCTCTAAAAAGAAGAAAGGGGCAAACAGAAAAATGAAAATCACATTCAATGATGGTCAGGAACTGCAGATCCAGCAGGTCACTGAACAGACGGATGGCGCACTTCTGATCAAGACCATTTCAGCATCCGAGGATCAGCTGAAGACTTTATTCTCTGATCGGACAACAACTAAGAGAATGTCTGTGAGCGAACGGGATGTAGATACCGTTGTGTATGAAAATTACACGAAGCTTGATGCAATCGTGAAGTACACGGCCGGCATCCTTGGTGTGCTGATGTACCGGGAAGGAGAAGATCCGGACAGCCGGATAGCAGCTCTGGAGACACGACTTAAAAAAGCGGAGGAGAAAAATGAAATGCTCGAAGGATGCATTTTGGAAATGTCTGAAATGGTATATCAGTAAAACGATAATTGTATTAACCATTTTATTTTTATTCATATTATTACAAATTTCAGGAGGAAAAGAAATGATGGCAATGTTATGGGCGCAGCAGATCATGTTAGGAAAGAAAACTTATTCACAGGTACCGAGACTTTTAAAGGACAAGGTAAAAGAGATCCTGATTGATTCCGGAACAGAAGAACTTGTAACAGAGGAGCAGTAGTATGGACAATATCGTATCCTGCAAATTAGATTCCAGATACGCATCCACGCTAGGGATATGGCAGTATGATTACGGTCAGGTGCTCCGGATCACAGGTCCGGAGCTTCCACCGGCAGTGGAAGTGCAGTTTTCGCTGGACGAGAAATTAGGAGAGACATTATCCAGAGTCGGCACGACGGTAGACGGAGTTACAGAGGTAAAGATTCCGGATGAATTACTGAAACACAGTGCGACAAGTAATTACCGGATCTATGCTTATATCTATCTGACAGATGAGACTTCAGGAAACACCAAATATGAAATTACAATCCCGGTCAGGGTACGTAGTAAGCCAACCTCTCCGGCGGAAGATCCAGAGACGGATCCGGATCTCTTTAGGGAGACAGTAGTAGCGGTCAATGCATCTGCTGAACGAGCTGAGAATGCTGCAAGCTCTGCGATGGAAAGTGCAGCATCGGCAGATGAGACACTGGCAGAGATCAAACGTGTTGCAGATGGTATTTCGGGAAATATCGAGAACGCCAACACAATGAAGTCTGAGCTCTCTGATATGATCAACAATGCAGGGATAGAGAAGAAAGAGCTGGAATCATCAATTGGAAAAGCCGGAGAAGCTAAGATGGCATTAGACAGCTCCATTAGATCCGCTGGAGAGAAGCAGTTAGCGTTAGACACCACGGTAGAACATGCGAATACAGTAGACGCATCGTTGAAAGAGCATATAGGTAGTGCTGAGCAAATACAGGCAAATGTTGAGCAGATTGCGAACAATAAAGAGGATATTGGTTCACTACAGGAAGAGTTAGGTGATATAGAATCAAAATTTGAGATTGAAACCGAAGCTTTTTCTAATAAATGTTCAATTATTAGAAATAACACACCTAACAATTTCACAGGAAATCAAATAACGGGCGTAAAACAATATTTTGATTTTGGTGAAAACGCAGCACTAACAAAAATAAAGATGAATATTAAAGCATCTAATGACGATACTGTCGCTTTAGAAATCGCCACTCTTGATGGCAATATTATAGCAACAGCAGAAAAGGCGGTTACAACAGAATATACAGATGTTGTGTTTGATTTAGAGAATATTGTTATTAAAGAACCTGTTTCAGTATTTGTATATACAAAAGGAACCAATTTACTGTCATATGGTTTATATGCAACGCCATATGACGATCAATCATTTTCGTATATTTTTCCTGATGGTACAAGGAAATCAGCATTTAAGATTGGTACATCAGAAATACTAAAACCCACAGCATCAAATAATAAGCAATGCTTAGTTTTGTTCTTTGATTATACATCTAAGATCATAAAGAATATCTCTGATTCCATTTCACAAAATATTGATACAACTTTGTTGAAAAGTGGAAAAGCCGCAGACGCTAAAGTAGTTGGAGATAAATTAAGTAAACTAAAGGAAGATTTATCCAACAAAATCACAAAGTTCTATGCATCGAATCAGGGCGAAACTCATCTGGCAGATTCTGACAATGGGAAAATCATGGATATGATGCTGTATGGACGGAGCGAACAGAAGCAGTATCGTGGCATAAATTTAATTCCTCCTAACATTAAATATGGAGGCTTTGTAGAAGTTTCGATTCCAAAAGGGACAAAAGTTTTTGCGATTACAGATGGAACAAGTGTTATGGGTGGTAACTTCCGTTTTTTTAATGCAGATAAAACAGAAAATATGTGGTTCGGAATAGACCAAGGTGTTACTATTGCGACAACTATATTAAAAATTGATGCTAAATATGTGCAGAATCTTATATCACCCGTTTTCGATTTATCAAAAATATGTTTAGGTATTGGAAATGAACCAATATATGAACCCTATGTTGGAGGTCAGCCATCCCCATCACCAGATTATCCGCAGGAGATAAAAAGAGTGGTGAATCCTACAGTTAAAGTAACAAATGAAGATGGGTTAAAGGTTCAATCTGTTACACTTAACAATATCACCCTTAACGCAATATCAGTCTCAAGTGGTGGTAACGTCACAATCGACGGAAAGCAGTATATTGCGGATAGAGTTGTGGAAAAAGACGGTGTATTTGGCATCGAAAGAAATATTCGAGAAATCCATACGAATACAAAAACTATGAATAACAGCGAGGAGTATCCTGGATGGAAAAAAGTAGAAGGCATATCTGATGTTGTATATTACAATGTGGATCCCGTAGGAGACTCCAGAAAACTTACTTTTATATCTAATTTTACAAAGGATAGTTTTTTGCAAAATAATAAAGGAACAAATAATATCTTGTACTTTATAAAGAATATTATTGGTTATTCACAATCTGAATTGATTGCTAAAGCAATAGATGTAGATATGTATATCAGATTGCAAGATGCTATATTTGAGCCTCTTCCGGGGGATATACAAGCTAAATTGCGAACCCTTGTCACTAACTACCCAGTAACCAACATCTCCGTCACATCCGACCAGTTAGACGGATATACAGTATTTAACTATCCAATCTCTCTTGCTGATGGTTGGAACTATGTGAAACAGCAGATTAACGACAACCGTGATTACATCTATAACATGGACGCACGTACTCAGGACACCGATTTACAGGTGGCAGAAGCCTATGTGAACAGTGAGTACGCAGTAGCACTTGCAGAATTGGAGGTATGATTATGTTATACAAGACACTGAAAAAATTAAAGGAAAGAAACGGTCTGACAGAAGATCTGAAGAACAAGATTGACATTTTCTTCGCCACGGGCAGGATTACTGAGGAACAGTATAATGATCTGATGGATGTTAATAAGGAAGAAGAGCCGAAAGCGGAAAATAATTAACTAAAGGGGAGCTTTAACAGATTAATCAATTACAGAAGCGATCATATGGAAATACTTGCAAGACTGAGAGGTTTTATTTTGCAGATACAAATAACACCATCCGAAATCCAATCCTACCAAGAATTAACTACTTATGCCGGAACAACGATTGTGGAGAGCGATGCAGAATGCTACATGGAAGTCTCTGCCGGTGGTGGAGACACATTAAGAGCCAAGAAGCTGGCACTGCTCCTGGGAGATTAATCTTGGAAAACTTCTCCTTCTACTGTATAATGACAGTGGAAGGAGAGGTTAATAATATGGATTATAAAGAGATGAAAATACGTCCTATAAATAGCAAAAAGGATGCTATTATTTTTTTGAATCAAATGATTGTTTTGACAGATAAAAGAATGACTAGATTAAAAAACGCAATTAACGATACTGAAAAACTATTAAGAAAATATACTGAAAAAAATAAAATAGAAACTGCTATTTATCAATCGTATGCGGAAAGAATAGAATGTTTAACAATGTATTTATGTAATATATTTGCAGATGAAACTAAAAATGCAGTATCGTATAGGCAGTTTAGAAAAGTAATTGATAAAAAGTATGAAAAAGGAAATGACGAGTTTAAGCTTGAACCGTTAGAAAAAGACATACTTAAATCATTAGATCAAATGAGAGAACAAAGGAATTGGGGGCATCACATTCCGCAATCGCTTTTAGCAAGCCAAGAAAATTTTATGGTTAATGAGCAAAATGTGAGCCAAGAACTATTTGATGGATTGTTTTCAGATTATGAAGTATACGTTTCTATATGGGAGTATCATGATATTGAATGGCTTGTTGATTTATACGTTTCGTCCCAAAGTGCATATAATGATTACAGAAAAATCTTTCAACAAATGAAAAAAGATTATTCGTATTTGATAGGAAAACATATGAGAGTTAGTCGAATAAAAGAGCCTAATCCAAGACCTTTTCGGTTTACGCAAATTTCAAAGGACTCTTTAAAAGCTAATTCGAAAAGAAGATAATATAATAACTTGAAAGGTAGGAATTTAGAGAGGTTAACGCCTCTCTTTTTTCTATGCAAAGAGGTAAATATATGGAAATTAGAGCAAGACCGGAAAGGTCTTATTTTTTTACAAGAAAATAGGAAAGAGAGACAAAAAATGAAAGATTTAGTCTTACAAACTTATACCATTGCACTTCCGGTATTACTGGGGTATATTGTGTGGCTTCTTAAAAATCAGAAAAGAGATAGAGATGCAAATAGCAAAGGCACCATGCTCTTGCTTAGAGTGCAGTTGATTGAATACCACGGCAAGTACACGCAGCTTGGAAATATCCCGTCTTATGCATACCAGAACTTCTGTGAAATGTATGAGGCATATCATGAACTTGGCGGAAATGGAATGGTGACGAAAATGAAACAGGAAATTGATGAATTACATCTGAAGCAAAAAGGAGAGTAATGATTATGAATACAGAAATGTTGATGCAGTATATTACATATGCACTTGCCGGAGTTGGAATCCTGGCATTCTTCGTGAGCGTAGTTGTGCAGGTGATAAAGGAAATGCCGATACTGAAAAAGATCCAGACCAATGTGGTGGCACTTGCAGTGTCACTGATCCTGACACCAGTGGCGGTGGTGGTCTTGTGCATTTATTATGGAATTGTAATTGAATGGTATTATGTATTTGCCTCATTTCTGGAAGCATTTATTGTGTATCTGGTAAGCACCGGAGGCTGGGAACGGATCACAGAAATCTGGAACAGAAGTAAATACAAGGAATAATGGGGCGAATAGTCGCCCTCTTTTTGAAAGGAGAAACATTATGGCAATGAATGGAATTGATATTGCAAGTTATCAGGCAGGAATTGACCTCAGTGTGGTCCCGTGCGATTTTGTGATCGTAAAGGCAACAGAGGGAACAGGCTACGTGAACCCAGATTTCACAAGAGCTTACGCACAGGCTAAGAACGCCGGAAAGTGTCTCGGTATCTACCATTATGCGAATGGTGGAGATTACCAGAAAGAAGCAGATTACTTCCTTGATAGAATCGGAAACCGTATAGGTGAAGCAATTCTCTGTCTTGACTGGGAGGGGAAGAGCAACCCGGCATTCGGTAGCTCGGATTTTGCATGGTGCAAGAGCTGGCTTGACTATGTATACCAGAAAACAGGCGTAAGACCTCTTTTGTATTGTTCGCAGTCTGTAGCCTATAAATTCAACAATATCGGAAACTATGGACTCTGGATTGCACAGTACGCAGACATGAACGCCACAGGCTATCAGGATAAGCCGTGGAATGAGGGAGCTTATACTTGTGTTATCCGGCAGTATAGCTCTTGTGGTAGATTGAATGGATGGGGCGGTAATCTCGATCTGGATAAATTCTACGGCGACAAGGACGCATGGAACAAGTATGCCGGAAAAGGAAACACAACCAAACCGGCAGAAACACCGAAACCGACAGTGAATACTCCGGGCGGATCCACGCTCGATCTGGTTGTTGGAGTCATGCAGGGCAAGTACGGTGATGGTGACAACCGCAAGAACGCCCTCGGAACACGGTATACGGAAGTGCAGAGCTTCATCGACCATATCTATTCTGCATCCGTAGATACACTGGTGAACGAAGTGAAAGCTGGTAAATATGGTAACGGTGACACAAGAAAGGTTGTTCTCGGTAGTCGTTACACAGAAGTCCAGAACAAGATCAACGCTGCGTCTGCCAGAAAATCAAATGAGCAGATCGCACAGGAAGTTCTTGCCGGTAAATGGGGCAACGGAAACGACAGAAAGAATCGTCTTTCAGCTGCCGGATATGACTACAATACAATTCAGAATATTGTGAATGGTAAATCCGGTGCTTTATCCGCACAGTATTACACTGTCCAGTCTGGTGATACGCTTTCCGGTATTGCAGCTAAATACGGCACGTCCTACCAGAAGGTTGCGCAGCTGAATGGAATCAGCAATCCGAATGTGATCTATGTTGGTCAGAGACTGCGGGTAAAATAATAAATATTGTCTTGTACTAACTAAACTACCCCAAACGGAGTCAACCAGTTAGTACAAGACGCTATAAGAAATCAACAGAGTCAACGGTATGATCAGTATTCAGGTGAATCTTCCGGATAATGGAGTGCCAGAAAGCTCTGCGGTTTTCTTGGGTTAAATTGTAGTACATTGTTCTAAAGTCTGTATTCAGCAGATCTTCCAGATAAGCATAATCAGGTTCTAATTCCGGAGCCGCATTTAACAATTCATTCAGATCGTTTTCAATCCGATCATATTCTTTGCTGTAATAATCCCATTCGATTCTTCCTTTCTGGAAGAGAAGATTTAATCGTTCTAATTCTTTCTGGAGCTTTTCCGGAGTCTGGACTTTCTTCTTTTTTTCTTGTTCCTTTTCAATTTTTTCACATTTTATTTTAAATTTATTGTATTCGTATTCCAGATGATCAATCAGGTATTGTTCTATGAGATTTTGACTTACCATGTGCTTGTATGTACATTTGTGATCAATAAAAGCTTTGTTGCATCGGTAATAGCAGTATATTTTTTTGGCACCGGTTTTCCGGTTGATAATGGACGAACCGCCTCTTGCGCTAAGCCTGCGTCCACAGATCGGACAATTTATCATGCCACTGAAAAGATAAATCCGGCCAGAAGGAGCACGCTTAACATTTGCGTTCTGTATTTCCTGCAGATTGTTCCATTCAGATTCTGTCAGGTAAGCAGGGCAGTATGGAATCCCGCGATAGGTTCCTTTGTAAAATTCACTCGACAGCAGTGTTCGCATATTCGCCCATGTAAAATCCGGATCATAATTTTCCTGAATATAGCGCATGGAAAGCCCTTTTGCATGGTGCTTAAAGAAAAAACGATAAAAGGCATTTACAGTGTCTTCTCGATCTGGATCTTTTACCATGCGTTTTACTCCATCAATGATTCCGGATTTGTAGCCGTACCCCATATTCACATCACCGAAGATCAGCTTTCCCTGTCGGATAGATGCTTCGTTTACGAATTTGATACGTTCGCTGGTGGTATCCACTTCATTCTGGCCAATAGACAGGACTACATTCAGCTGCAACCGTCCATCCCTGGTTTCCATATTGATTCCTGGTTCACTGGTGCTGATCCAGCGGACGTTATTATTGTCGAGGACTTCTTGGACCTTATAAAAATCAGACAGGTTACGAAACCATCTATCAATCCGCCAGAAGATGATCACATCAATTTTTCCGGCTTTTACATCTTCGAGAAGTGAATGGATAGCTTTTCTCTTTTTTAATTCTTTACGGGCGGTTTTACCTTCATCCGCATAAACTCCAACAATAGTCATGTTGTGCTCTTTGGCGTAATTGGTCAGGTACTGCTTTTGCGCTTCCAGGGATTTACCGTGCATCATCTGTTCAGCGGTAGACACACGGATGTAAATGGCGCAGCGTTCAATTTTACTTGGCATATTATATCACCTTTCTCTTCAATATACGTAAAAATGAGTATAAAAATAACAGCCTGAGAACTTTTGTTCTCTTGCGTGGCTGCTCCGGAGATGATACAATATTATTGCATTTGGGTATCTCTTCGGAGTACTTAATAGAGAAACATATTGGCGTATGTTTCATCGCTCGACCGTTCCTGTTGGCGCAGGAGCGGTTTTTTTTATTTATTTCAGCAGATCGGCAATACGGATCTTTAAATCATTGTAGATTCCCACGCTGATTTCTTCATCAAAAGAATATTGCGTAGAATCTTCTGGCTCACCAAAACAGTAGACTTGGACGATCCGTGTCATTGGATTGACAATCCAGTATTCGCGGACACCGGCTGTACGGTACTTAAATAATTTTGTAAGGTAATCCATACGCTGGCTGCTTGGCGATACAATTTCAATGATGAAATCAGGAGCGCCGTTGCATCCTCTGTCGTTCATTTTGCTTGGATCACATATTATGGAGATATCCGGCTCAACATAATTATAATTATCCTGATTAAGAAAAACAGCAAATGGAGCAGGATAAACCTCACAGGAACCACTATTTGATTTAATGTAGTTTCTGATGGTTGCAGATAATTCCATTACAAGTTTCTGATGCAATGGACTTGGTGGAGCCATATTGTAGATCTGACCATCGATCAGCTCGGCACGCTGTCCATCTGGAAGAAGATAGATATCTTCAACTGTGTAAGTGTTTGGTTTTGGTAATGGCATGTGATCACGTCCTTTCTGAAAATAAAATAAAGTTAATATTATTCTAGTTCTTCGTCGTCTTCATCGGTATTAACGTAATTTTTTGAATAGTTTTCAGTAGTTGATAAAGATTGACGGTATTCTTCAGCTGCCATAGTTCGATTAAATTCGGCAGTTGGCTCTATTTCGGTGACTAATTCTTCCAATTCATCTATTGTAACGTTGAAGAATTCTTTTCTCATGTTTACTTTGTTGACTCGCTTTTGATTTAACATTTCATGCAATTTGCTTTCTAATCCAACAGCATCATCAGAGAAAATAAAGCTGTGGACATCAAATTTAAATGGAACAGATGCATTACCCAATTCATCTACACGATCCTGAGGATTAAGTCTTCTTGTCATTCCGATTTTAAATACATTTTCACCAAATGAACCAAGATTGCTAATAACATATACATTTCCCGCTTTTCCATTCGCAAGATTGGAAATTTCTTCTTTTTTGAGAACAACTTCAGATAATTGCGCTTGTAATTGAAGGATTCGAGCATTAAGTTGTTCGATTTCAGACGAAGAGGCGGATTGCAACTGATTCTGTAACTTTTCTATTTCAGTATTATATTTAGATTCTTCTTTTTCTACTTTCTTGCGCTCTGCTTCGAGAGCTTTGCGTTCTTGGGCTTCCTGTCGCATTTGCTCACGAATAGCAAGTTGCTCTTGGCGAGACTGTTCTTTTTTGACGTAATAGTTATATTCTATTTTTACAGCATTGATAAAGAGATATTCTATTTCTCCGATGAATTTAGTTAATGTACCGGCTATGCTCTGATTTCCTTCAGCTGCAACTTTTAAGAATTTTTGAGTTACCTTTTTGACATCTCCAATAGATGTATCGAGTTTCTCATATTTGAGGTTATATAAAATATTCTGAAGCTCAGCTCGGAGAGCAATGACCATTAACTTATAAATAGCTTGATTGGCTTTTGTGGTATATCTGGCAGAATATTTTTGCAAAATAGAATCTATCTGCTTATCATTAAGTCTATAAGCTTTCTGTAAATCTTTTATATCCATGCAATGTAATTTTAATATAACAGACGGACTAATTTCTTCCAGTTCGGATAATTGATTTTCAGGAAAACGAAGAGTGCTTTGCGAAGGCTCATAATTCAAGTATTTATCAAATGTGTAATTTATGGCTTTTACGAGTTCCTTAGATTTATTCAGTTTATTAGTTTGAGTTTTTACATTTTTGTTTAATTTTACCTCTTGAGAACGCAATTCCTCTAATTGGTTCAAAATATTTTGACATTCAGAATTTTTTTCAGCGATGGATTTATCGATGGAATCCAGATGCTTTTGGAAGTCTTCTTGAGCGGTTTGCTTTTTGGATTCATACTCACTTTTTAACTGCTCGGTCATGTCAAGAATTTTGTAATAATCAAAAGCTCCTAATTCTTGGAGTTGTTGGTGCATATTTTGATTATCGTTAAGTAAGTTTTGATTTTCGTTTTTGAGTTGTTCGATTTCAGCTTTGAATTGCTTAATTTTAAAAATATCCCCTATTCCCATAAAGTGTTCTCCTTTGTATTATTATATAAATTTAATAATTGTAAGATGTGGTATAAAATACACCACATAATTATCCACCTGTTTACAGATTCCGTATTTATTCCGGTAACACTCAATACATTCTTCCAGAAATTCTTCTGTCACTTCCAGGTATTCAGCGATTTCAAACCGGTTCTGACAGCCATGCTCAAAGGCTCGTACCAGTCCGATCAGACCGATCTGCTTGTTGTACGCCCAGAGTCTTGCCTGACGTTCCTGTTTTCGGTTGGCAGCAGATGTCATATCGATGATATTTCCGACAGATGTTTCGTGGTGTCCGAGTTCTTCAGCTAAAGCACAGGTCTTTTCCGGAATGGTCATGTCTTCTCGGATGGCAATCTTGTTTCCCTTAATTCTTCCGTCACTTCCTTGGAGGGGCTTTTCCTTTACCAGCATTCCATCATTGTAGGCATTGTCTAAAAGTATTTCGTAAGGATTCAACCTAACACCTCCCTAGAAATTTTTATCATCCATAATATCATCATCGTGCTGGTTCATTTTGTCAGTTACTTCTATATCTGTACGTCCATGAGCTGCTTGGACAGTAAGGTCTTCTTCCATTTGCTGGTTCGCAAGCAGATTTTTTGAATAGGTAAGGACTCTTTTCTGATTCGGAGAAGAGAGTTTTTCGTATATATCAAGTAGTTCTTTATGCTCTCCGTGAAATTTATACACATTATTCTTAAATTTATCTGCTATTTCTTTCGGAGCTTCTTTTCCGGAGAAATTTGTGTCTATCTGTTCCCAGCCCATTAAATCGCTAGGAGATGTCTGCAGCACATCAGCAAAAGCAAGTATCTTTGATTGAGGCAAGTCTACCAATCCTTTTTCTATTTTTGCAATCATACTTTTATCGGCATAACCTAGTTTAATTGCTAAATCTGTCTGCGTTAATTGCAATTCTAATCGTCTCTTTTTTATGTTTTTATATAATTGAAGCATTTTGCGTACCTCCTTGATTTCAATATAGCACAGGATTGAAAAATATTCAACATTTTTGTAAAAATAGTTGACACACATTCAACCCTATGGTATATTGATAGCGTTGAATGAAATTCAACTAGAAAGGAGGGGCGTAGCCTTGGCAGACATCAAACTTTTAAAAGAAAGAATTGCCGATAGCGGAATGACAATCAAAGCCATCTGTGAAAAAAGCGGTATTCTTAGAGAAACATTCTACAATCGTTTAAAAGGTGGAGAGTTTACAGCTTCTGAAATCGTTGGGTTAACAAAGACATTAAAACTTTCAAGGTCTGACAGAGACAAAATTTTTTTAAACGAAAAGTTGAACTAAATGACACCTTAAGGAGGTAATCACAGAAATGGACAACTTACAGATTTTTAATTCAGAAGAGTTCGGGGAAATCCGAACAGTACAACTTAATAATGAAACATATTTTGTAGGAAAAGACGTGGCAACAGCACTTGGTTATGCAAATCCTAAAAATGCAGTTCCAACTCATGTAAGTGAGGAAGATAAGCTGAGTACCCAAATCGAGTACGCAGGTCAGAGAAGAGAAGTAACGGTCATCAACGAGTCTGGCTTATATGCTTTAATCTTCGGAAGTAAGCTGGAGTCAGCTAAGAGATTTAAGCGCTGGGTGACAAGCGAGGTGCTTCCAGCTATCAGAAAGACTGGTTCTTATCAGAAGCCGCTTACACCACAGGAGATGTTGCGTATTCAGCTTGGTATGATCGATAACCACGAAGACAGAATCGCTGATCTTGAGCAGAATATGACAATTGATTACGGTCAGCAGATGGTACTTGGCGATACAGTCAGCAAAGTGGTTATTGATGCACTTGGCGGGAAAGAAAGTAATGCCTATAAAGAAATCAGTAAAAAGGTATTTGCGGAATGCAACAGAGATTTGAAACATTACTTTAATGTCAATGCGAGAAATAATGTTCCGAAAAAGAAATTCGATGAAGCTGTGCAGTATGTAAAGAATTGGCAGCCGTGTACAAATACAAGGATTATGATTCAGGAATGTAACGCCCAGTTATCTATGGGGTGTGATTAAAATTATGAATCAAGATGTAGGCGAGACACAAATCGCAAGACAGCTTGTTGATCGGTATCCGGAATTATCTGGTTATATCAGCTTTCAAGGATTGAAAAAGTTAGCACGGAGAGCACTGCTTAGAGGTTATTCAGAGCAAATGGTAGTGTTCGGATTAGATACGGTTATCAAAAAAAACTATAAGCGAGACGAATACCGTGGAAATGATGCACTTGATGAGAAACGTTTCATATTGGATGCCGAGTTCCGAGCCGTTATGCAAGGACAGGATGAGACAAAAATATTGTGGTGTTAGGGGGAAGAAAAATCAAGCAGGACAAATCAACAAGTACAACCAGCACCGCATAAACTTCAATAGAAAGTAGGTGGTAAGCATGAAACCCGATATCGAAAAAATCATACAGGTGATGATTTCTTTATTGGAAGAACAGGAAAAAGTGAAAATTACATATACCATTGAGAAAACCGCGTAAGCGGTACCAGTTGGACAAGCAAAGGAGGGATGAAAAAATGTTTTATAAGATCGCAAAGACACTCAGCGTAACGGCAAGCATTACCGGAATCTTGATGATGGCTGGTGCGTGCTCAGTGAAAAGTCAGGAGCTGTTTTACTTATATGCAGCACTTGGAATCACAACACTTACTACCGGAGCATTTGCACTGGAATATTTCCGGATACGGGAATGGCAGTACCGGAAAAGGAAAATAAGGGAGGCGAGGGAGCATGCCAGAAGAGAAGCAGCGTAAGAGCATGAGAACGTCAGAGCTTGATAAGATGATCAACAAACTGCAGTCGCTGGAAAGGGTTGACGGTACATCCGAGTATTACAAGAATAATGCGATCGCATACTTGTCGGATCTGGCAAATTATCTGGATAGGATAGGCGTAAAGACAATAAAAATGCGCCCGGAAGTTGCAGCTTCCAGTGGCGCACATAACAAAAAACTCAACTAAATTATAGGAAAATCGGAGGAGAAAGTCAATATGATCAGAGTTGAAAAAGGAACATGTGATATTAAGACATCGGAGGGAGTGCCGGGATTAATGGCAGATTTGGCGGTTATCGTCCGGACTCTTAAAAAGACACTGACGGAGAAGTGCGATCAAAGCGAAGCCGAGGCGAAGGAAGTAATTAACCGGGCGGTGGAGCTTGGTCTTGTAACGGATGCGGAACTTGAATCGGAAGCGTTTAAGGTAGTGGGAGAATTTCTGACAATGCTGATGAATAATTCGTCTCTTTAGAGAAGGATGTGTACCTAAAGGGGGCGTGATAATGGAAAAGAAACCATTGATTATTCGGTGCTCTGATGGGTGGATCTACGGCTTATTCGGTTATTACGAGGAAGCGGTAGAAGTGGCAGAACAGCATATAGACGGAACAGAACATACATATATCATCATATGAAAAGCGTGAGGAAAAGATGGAACCTTATAAAATCTATGATTTTGAAGATGAAAAAGCCTGGCTGAAGGGGCGGTTAAACGGAATCGGCGGAAGTGATGCAAGTGCTGTGGTTGGAAAGAACCCATACAAAACAAACATTGAGCTGTTTGAAGAAAAGACCGGCAGAAGGATTGCACCAGACATTTCAGAAAAGCCTTATGTAATCTATGGGAAAGAGGCGGAGCAGTTCATCAGGGAGCTGTTCCGCCTGGATTATCCACAGTATCAGGTTGCGCACCATGAATTCCGGATCTTGCAGAGTCTGGAGTATCCGTTCATGCAGGCTTCTCTGGATGGGGAGCTGGTTGATCAGGACGGCCGGAAAGGGATTCTGGAGATTAAGACCACCAACATTCTGCAGTCTATGCAATATGAGAAATGGAAGGACCGGATCCCGGATAACTATTACATTCAGGTGCTGCATTATCTGCTTGTTACCGGATATGAGTTTGTTGTCCTCCGGGCACATTTACGGAGTAACTGGGGAACAGATGTCCGGACACAGGTAAAACATTATTTTATTGAAAGAGCAGAAGTCAAGGCTGATCTGGATTATCTGCAGGAGGAAGAAATCAAGTTTTGGAAGTATGTGGAAAGCGGACGGAAACCGCCACTGATACTTCCAGAGATCTAAAAAAGAAGGAGGAGCGTATGGAATTACGGATCACAAATCCGCAGGAGAATTGGCTTACAGAGCAGATCCTGTGGAACAACGAGGAATTAAAGGCTGCGATTGCCGAGAAGGTAAAGGATTACAAGACGATTGCCTACACAGAAGATTCGCTCAAAGATATGAAAGCAGACCGGGCGGATCTGAACAAGTTAAAGAAAGCTTTTGAGGACGAACGGAAACGTGTCAAGAAGATCTGCATGGAGCCGTATACCAAGTTTGAGCAGCAGGTCAAGGAAATCACAGCTCTGATCGATGAACCGATCGGACTGATTGACTACCAGATTAGAGAGATTGATGAACGCCGCAAGGCTGCAAAACGGGAAGAGATTGAAGAACTGTTTGCGTCCATCGGATTCCAGAGCTTTGTAAAGCTGGACATGATCTGGGATGAAAAGTGGCTGAATGCAACGGTTACGCTGCCAAAGATTGAAGAGCAGATGAAGAGCCGGATGTACCAGATCGGTACGGATGTGGTGACGATCAGCAAGCTTCCGGAGTTTAAGTTTGAAGCAATGGAAGTTTACCGGAAGACACTGGATATGAACCAGGCAATCCAGGAAGGACAGAGGCTTGCCGATATCCAGAAGAGAAAGCTGGAAGCAGAACGCATGGAGGCAGAGCGGAAAGCAAGGGAAGCGGAAGAGGCAGCGAAGCAGCAGACTGCAGCTGAACAAAAGGAAGAACTTGCAGCAGAGAAGGAAACAGCATCCGGATCTGTACCGGAAGCTCCGGCAGAGGAAACAGCTTCAATTCCGGAAGAGGAAGAACCGGTATTCCAGCTTGACTTCCGTGTATGGGGAACCAGGGGGCAGATTATGGCACTCCGTGAATATATGTTACAGAATCAGATTCGATTCGGAAAGGTGGAATAAGACATGGCAGTAAATAACAGTCTGGCAAGACAGGATCAGTCAATGAAGTTATCAGTTTATCTGCAGAACGATGCGGTAAAGAAGCAGATCAATCAGGTCGTTGGTGGAAAGAATGGGACAAGGTTCATTTCCAGTATTGTAAGTGCGGTGCAGAGTACACCGGCGCTGCAGGAGTGTACAAGCCCGAGTATTGTAAACGCTGCATTACTCGGAGAGGCACTGAATCTTTCACCGTCCCCGCAGCTTGGTCAGTTTTATATGGTCCCGTTCGATAATAAGAAGAAAGGCTGTAAGGAAGCACAGTTCCAGCTTGGGTATAAAGGATATATTCAGCTGGCAATCCGTTCCGGTTACTACAAAAAGCTCAATGTGCTTGCAATCAAAGAAGGGGAGCTTGTCCGGTATGATCCTCTGGATGAAGAAGTGGAGGTTAATCTGATTGATGATGATATCCTCCGGGAGGAAGCTCCGACCATGGGATACTTCGCAATGTTCGAGTATGAGAATGGTTTCCGGAAGACTTTGTACTGGTCAAAAAAGAAGATGCTGGCACACGCAGAAAAATATTCCTTTGCATTTTATAAAAACGGTGGGGCAAGATCCCTGGAATTACTGGAACAGGGCAAGATTCCGGAAAAGGATATGTGGAAGTATTCTTCATTCTGGTTTAAGGATTTTGACGGAATGGCACTGAAAACCATGCTCCGTCAGCTGATCAGCAAATGGGGAATCATGAGTATTGATCTCCAGAATGCTATTGACAAGGATATGGCAGTGATCCATGGGGACGGAAAGACAGACTATGTGGATGCAGTGAAGGCGGAAGATGATGGAGTGGTATCCGATCAGGAGTTACAGGAGGTCCAGGAAGACCAGCCGGATCCGAAGGGTATTGAGGCATCATTTTTTGGATAGATTTAAGAAAGGGGAAAAAGAATTATGCAGCACATTAACTTAGAAACATTTGCAAACGGAGCATTTACCGCGCAAGTAAACCGGGCAATCGAAGAGGTCACGAAGAACATCCAGGATCCGAACACGGATGCCGGCACAGCGAGAAAGATTACGGTAACGATCGCATTTAAGCCGAATCAGGAAAGAAACTTCATTGCAACCGGAGTTCAGACGAAGACAACCCTTGCACCGGCACTCGGAGCAGTCACTGCATTGAGCATGGGAAAAGATCTCCGCACCGGCGAAGTGGAAGCAGTCGAGATCGGCAACCAGATTCCAGGACAGATGTCTGTACAGGACGTTCCGGGAGTTGTACCAGAAGCAGGAACTACAGTGGTAGATGGAAAAGTAATTGATAAAGCTACTGGAGAAGTTGTGGCGGATTCAGTTCCGGAACACGCAGGCAAAGTCATTGATTTAAGAACAGCAAAACAGGCATAGGAGGAGTAAGACGATGGAAGGATTAAAAGAAGCAATTGAATTTATCACAAATCTGAAAGAAGGCAGCATGGAGCCGAAGGTGCTTGATATTAACGGTAATACATACTGTAATAAAAATCTTACAAGATATCATTATTTCCCGAAGGCAGATTCCCTGAGTGTCAACACCCTGACATCCATTGTGGACTATATCAAGGGGAAACCGGAAGAGCTCCGGGAGACCATGATTCTGCATGTAATCAGTCCGACAGAAGTAAGATTGTATTCCGGACTGGTGGACGAACGCAACAGGGAGGAGCTTATGAGGGCAGATGCCATTGTAAATGAATTCCAGTTTGACCGTTGTTATGACCAAGAACGTTTTCTGATCGAGCTGCAGGCAAACTTCATTGAATCCGATGATCTGACTGTCCTGAAGCAGGTTGCCGGAAATATCGAGTCAGGAACAACGGCGAATTATGATGATGATGGTGTCAGCCAGAAAACCACGATCAAGAACGGGATTGCAAATAAGACGGATGTGATCGTACCGAATCTGGTGAAGCTCAGACCGTATCGTACTTTTGCAGAAATCGAGCAGCCACAGAGCAGTTATGTATTCCGGATCCAGGACAGTGACCATGGACCATCCTTCAAGCTTGTGGAAGCAGACGGCGGTTTATGGAAGAATGCAACCATGAAGAAAATCAAGGACTATCTGGCATATGAACTGGCGGAGGAACTTGAGAAGTACCACATTACGATTATCGCGTAGAAAATAGCATCTCCTTAAAAATAATATATCACACGTAACCTGATAACAAGAAAGCAAGCCGGCATTATGCAGCATCTGTTGTGTAAGTGCCGGAAGAAAGGAAAAAAAGGAATGACATCGGTAATGTTTACAGTTCCGGGCAAGCCGCAGGGAAAAGCCAGGGCGCGGACGTATTATAATGTATCGACAAAGAAGCACTGTTCCACTACGCCGGAGAACACGGTCCTGTATGAGAACTTCATCAAGGATCGGTATCTGCAGATGGCAAAGGGAGCGTTCCTGGAAAGAGAAAAGCCTGTGACGCTCCGGATTATTGCAAGGTATCTTCCGCCAAAGAGCGTATCGAAGAAACGGAAGCTTGATATGCTAGAGGGAAGAGAATTGCCGCTGAAGAAACCGGATATGGACAATATTGTGAAGGTGGTAGCAGATGCACTGAACGGGGTTGCTTATCACGATGATACGCAGATCGCACTGGTTCAGGCAAAGAAATGTTATTCGGCGGTAGAGGGGCTGGATGTGACAGTTGAGGAGTATACCGGATAAAAAGGAAGGAAATGTAAGAAGTGGCAGGACGACCAAAACAAGGAATTGATTATTCCGGATGGTCGGTTGACATATTCGATGGTGATAAGAAAATAGACAAACTTCTCGATGCAAAAGGATGGAAGGGATTCGGGATCTACTTCTTTTTGTGTCAGAGGGCATATAAAGTAAATGGATATTTTTATGAATGGGGCTATGACGACTGTGCAACGACAGCAAGGCGGATGGGCGGCGGCATCAGTTCCGGTACAGTAAAAGAGACTGTGGATTACTGCCTGCAAGTGGATCTTTTTGATAAAGGGTTATTTGACAGGTGGGGGATCTTGACCAGTAGAGGTATCCAGCGTCGTTTTTGGGCGGTACTATCCGAGCGGCGGAGTAAAACAGTATATGGTGAGTATTGGCTTTTGAAACCCGAAGAATGCAAAGGTCTAGTTAAAGTCAGCTTATTTTCGGATGTGCAACCGACAAATGATGATGTGCAAGGGACAAATGAGGATTCGCTTTATAGAAAGGAAAGTAAAGTAAAGAAAAGTAATGTATATAAGGGCGCTTTCAGCGATTCTTCCCTTGAATCAGCTTTTCAGTTCTATCTCCTTGTCCGATCACAGAACTGGGGAGAGATCTCTGAAGAGCAGGTAAATGCTTTGAGAGAGGATCTCCTATCATTGTCCTCTGATCTGGCTGAACAGAAAGCAATCCTGAATAAAGCTGCAGCTGGTGGATGGAAGAATTTATATCCTGTTCAAAGCAAGAGAAGGCCAAAAACAAAGAAACAGCCAGAGAAACAGGGAAAGTTTAAGAATTTTGAAGAGCGTGAATATGAGGACATGACAGATCTTACAAGGAAGTTGATGCAGCGATGAAAAAGAAGAATGGGAAACGGAGTACGTTCCTGAGAACTGGAAGCAGGAAGAAACGGAAGATTATTAAGCGTGGGAAGTAGTCAAAGATAGTCGAAAAAGATCGAAACAGTACCTTGACAATTGAATATTGATGGTTGGAATGGTATAATTTCTGTATCAAATATGCGAAGGAGGATATCGATATGGGAACTTGCTTTTGGTGTGAAGGAACCGGGAAATTCAAAAAACCTAGAGATGAAGAAAAATATTCAGAAATATTTGACAGGTATGATGCTCCGGGAACGTTATCAATGGGAGAGTGTAGAAAAAGAGCTCTCGAGGAAGTTGGATACGACTTGGTAAAATGCAAGCATTGCAACGGAACTGGAATTCAAAAAGATTAAAATTGTTCTTGCCAACCATCAATATTCGGTGGTTGGTATTTTTATGCCTAAAAATAGGTAGAAAGGTTGAATAAATGAGTTGGGCAGATAAGCAGTTAAAGAAACATAAGCTCCGAAAGCAGATTAAAGAGATCATGGATAGTCCGGAGTTTCGAAAGGAACGCCAGAAGGAATTGGATAAACATACAGCAGAGGCAATGAAGTGCTTCTTGCTGATCAGTGTAGATTATTTGTACCGGAACTATCATTGCAAGAGAAAGGGAGTTTTGAAATATCTGGAATTTGTTTTACACCAGATGCATTTCGCACAGAAGGACGAGGAATATTTTCGGCTGATGAATAAGGAGTTGGAAAGAGAAGTTGGTGTGAATGTGCCGGGGACGTTGAAAGGAGAGAAAAATGAGAATAGTTAGTCAATGTGGCCAGGCGGATTTTCCTTATGAAAGAACATACATCTTATCAGATAGAGAAAATGTAAAGGCAGTATATGACGGAAAATCATACGTGATTGGAAGGTATTCTACACACGAAAAAGCTATTAAGGCTATGGAGATGTGTAGAAAACAGTATATGGACGGTGAATACAATCGAAATTCACTATCTGGAGTTGCTGAGAGCATTGGACGGTTAAGTGAGGGACTTGCTTCGGTTTTTAAAGAGGGCGTTTGTCAAACATTTGTTTTTAAATTTCCGGCAGATGAAGAGGTGCAAGAGTATGGAAAATAAGAAATTAAAAGAATATCTGGATGAATTCAAGGATGATGTAGCACTCCACGTTATTGTCGCAAATCCACAGGACAGAAAAATATATGTACCGTATGAGTTAAATATGATCTGTGATAAGGGACAGAAAGATCCGGTGTTATGTATTGAAGTTGGGCAACCTCAGGATATGGATGCAGAATTGGTAGAAGCAGCTATGGAAGATGAGAGGGCGGCACAGCCGGAACTTCTAAAACTCAAAAACAATGAGGAGAGAAAAGAGTTTCTGGCGAAATACCGGGAGTGGCCGGTATGGTTTGAAGTTCCGCAGGCAGAGGAAACTTATTATAGATATATTCTTCCAGATGGATCAGCAATCGTTATCTGCGAGTATAAGCATTATAACGAGTGGTGGGAGAACAAATATGTTCCGGGAGAACCAGAAGGAACGCTGACTGTAGAGTATCTGCTTGAACCGGGATATAAGCATCTGCATAATTGCAAAACAAACCAGACTGCGTTGATCAGAAAGTTGATGGAGGTGCAAAGAAATGGGCAATAGATGGATTCCAACAACAGAACGTCTTCCAGATCAACGGGAATTCATAGAATCATATGTCAGAAGTGCATATGCAGCGGAGTTTCTGGTCACGATCGAGGGAGCAGATAAGGCAACAACATTGTATTATTCCCAGACTGGTGTCTGGTTCGATGAACAGGGAGAGCCATATAAGGTTGCGGCGTGGATGCCGCTTCCGGAAGTGTTCAAAGGATAGAAGGTGATAATTTGCAGGAGAAACGAAGCAGAAAAGAGCAGCGGAGGGATAGACAGCAACATTATGAGGAGTTGGAGAGCCGGCATGATGCAAAGGCGTTGGAGAGATTCCGAAGACCAGCATACCAGAGTGTGAGCGTTGCGGAATATCTGGCGAAGAAGTATGACATTACAGCGGAGGTGGATACCGGTGGACAAGGGTATTTTGATTGAGTACGCGGATATGAAAGAAGAGATTAAGGATCTGCGCCGGAGAATTGAAAAAATCCAGAAAGAATTGGATAAACTGCATGGACAAATTGTTGTGGATTCGGTATTATGTGGTAAGAAGGGCAAGAAGCCACTTGGCACGGTGAAGATCACTGGCAGACCGGTTGGTGTGATTTCCAGAAAAGAACAGCTGCTGAAAAAGCGGAACAGAAGGCTTGAGGAGCTGGAGGAAGAACTTCTAGAAATGACAATCCAGGTGGAAGAGTACATAGAATCCATTGAGAAGAGTGAACTGCGGATTATCTTTCGGCTGTATTTTCTGGATGATTTATCGTATCCGAAGGTTGCAGATCAGATGAACAAAATGTTCCCGAAACGCCGGATCCGGTACACGGACGAGAATATCAAGAAAAAAATTCAAAGATATTTTGAAAATGTCCCCCAATGTCCCGATAAAAAGTAGTAATATGATAACATCGAAAAAACAGAGATGGTTTTCGATACGATCTTTTTCATAAGAGAATTTTTCCTCAGTATTGGAATAGGCGATCTGGTGACAGGTCGTCTTTTTCGTTGCGTATTATCAGGCTATACGATATTATAATAAGTATAGAATATGGTGAAAGGGTGATGAAAATGTCAGAATGGTTAAGTGAAGAAGAACAGTATAAAGATACGTTGAATAACGAAGAAATCAGCAGGATCAAAGACCCTGAGCTGAGAGAAATAAGGCAAAGACATTGGGCGTATGAGAAAAAGATATATAAAGATAGCTCTATTGCGGATTCGGAACTTGACAGATTGGTAAAGATAGATTGGGAGAAAGAGCGAAAAGAGATTTTGGAATACAAGAAAAAGCATAATAAATGTTAGTTAAAAGCATCCTTCGGGGTGCTTTTGTAATACGGCAAAACAACACGAATGAGAGGTGATGGTACATGGCGAGAGCACCGGATCCACGAATCGAACAGGCGAAAGCCATGTACCTACAGGGCATGAAGTTGGTTGAGATTGCAAACCGGCTAAGTTTGCCAGAAGGAACAGTTCGGCGTTGGAAGTGTACTCATAAATGGGAAAACGAACGCTCGGATAGGAGCTCGAATAAGAAAACGAACGTTCGGATAAGAAAAAGAGGTGGACAGCCAAAGAATAAAAATGCTGTCGGAAATGGCGGTGGAGCACCTGAACAGAATAAGAATGCTGAAAAATACGGATTCTTCAGCAAGTATCTCCCGGATGAAACACGGGAGATTTTTTCTGCCATTGAACAGGCTGATCCGCTTGATCTGTTGTGGCATCAGATACAGATTGCCTATGCTGCAATCGTTAGAGCGCAGAGAATTGCATATGTTAAAGATCAGGCAGACAAGACCGTTGAGAAGGTCGAAGAGAAAGACGGGAACGTAATTGGCGAGAAATGGGAAGTACAACAGGCATGGGACAAACAGGAGAACTTCCTGAAGGCGCAGGCAAGAGCACAAGGGGAGCTCCGGGCAATGATCAAGCAGTATGATGAAATGCTGCATAAAGACTGGGAAGCTGCAAGTGAAGAACAGAAAGCCAGAATTGAACAGATCCGTACAAACACCGCCAGAATGAGTGGTGGAAACGGAGATGAGGATGAAGGAGTAGAGATTATCAATGACGCACCAGAAGAAACAGGTCCGGATATCGGAGATCATAATTCCGAAGTATCTGCAAATATTTAACAACCGGAGTATCAAGCACATCATCCTGACTTCTGGGAGAGCAGGAACAAAGTCCAGTTATGCTTCCATCCGGTCAGATTATCAGCTCGTATCGGATGCCAATGGATCTGTTGTTGTGCTGCGTAAGCACCATAACAAGCTCAGAAAGACGGTATACAAGGAAATGCTGCGGGGGATCAGCCGTTTGCAAATACCGAAAAACAAGTTCCGAATTACGAAATCCCCGATGGAAATCACTTACAAGAAGTACGGGACAACAATGTACTTTGCCGGATCAGACGGTATTGACGATACAAAGGGTATCATTGACGAGGATAAACCGATCAAGCTGGTTGTCCTGGATGAACTGACAGAGTTTTTTGATGATGGCGAAGGCGAAGATGAGCTGACCAACATTGAAGCAACGTTCGTCCGTGGAAATAAGGGTGGATTCCAGATGATTTATCTGTACAACCCGCCAAAGAACCCAAATGCTCCGATCAATCTGTGGTGCAAGAAAATGGAAAAGCGTGAAGACTGCATCCATATTCACACGGATTACCGGGATGTGCCAGTGGACTGGTTAGGTCCTGATCTGATTGCATCGGCAGAGATGATGAAGAAAGCGGATCCGAAGATGTACCGGTGGGTATGGCTCGGTGAAGCGATCGGTGTGGATGAGCTGATCTATTATATGTTTTCAGATCGGCACAGACAAAAGCCGGATCCGGACAGGAGATATGATCGGATTTACATTGGAGGTGACTACGGGCAGCAGAATGCGACAACTTTTGAAGCATTCGGCCTGGATACCTACCGGAAGAAATTTCCGGGACTTGGAGAATATTATCACAGTGGACGGGAATCTGGAAGGCAGAAGAGCCCATCCGAATATGCAAGAGATCTGGTTGAGTTCATGGATGGGCTGCATGAACAGTATGAAAACCGGATCTTTTATATTTTTCTGGATCCGTCTGCAAAAGGTCTGGCAGAAGAGGTTAGAAGAGCCACCAGAACCGGACTGGATTATCAGGTGTTTCTCCGGGATGCGGAAAATGATGTGGCTCTTGGCATCAGCCGGGTACAGAAAGCACTGGTATTCGATATCATGTCGATTTCCCCGAAGCAGGAGTATGCGGTGCAGGAGTTTGGAACCTACGAGTATGATAAGAAATCCATTGAAAAAGGAAAAGAAGTGCCGGTGAAGGAAGCGGATCACTGCATGGATGCCATACGCTATGTGGTTATGGGCGCCTGGAGCAAGATCAAACATTGGCTACCTAAAGATGAAACGCCGGAAGAAATAGACATACGCGATATCAGCAGCAGGGAGGTGAGAGAAGAGGATGAATATCTTTAATTATTTCAGGAAAAAAGGAATCGATACGGTAGATGCTTCGTTCTACCGGAAGATCGATGAGTGGATCAGCTGGTACAATTCCAATGTCCGGCAGTTTACGTTCTACAAGGTGAATACCGGACGAGGTACAAGTAAACGATGCCGTAGGAAGAGCATGGGAATGGCAAAGAAACTGTCAGAGGATATTGCAGATCTGCTCCTTAATGAGAGAGTTATGATCACACTGGAAGATGAAATGACACAGGAATTTGTGCAGAAGGTTCTGGATAACAATCACTTCTTGGTCATGGGAAATGACTACCAGGAACGGAAAGCGTATTCCGGGACCGTGGCATACATCCCTTATCTGTACAATGCGGTTGTACAGGAAGATGGAACGATATCTGCAGGTGAGATTGGAATCAACTATGTGGATGCCAAGAACATCTATCCGGTCAGTTGGAATAACGGGAACGTCACAGAATGCGTTTTTACGTTTGTCCATACTGTTCGCCAGAAGAAATACGTGCAGATTCAGTTCCATCGGATTGAGTCAAATGGGATGTATGTGATCGAAAATAATGTCCTGGAATGCACGAAAGGCAGTGCGGAAGGACGTGAGCTGACAGAACAGGAATGGAAACAGCTGAAACCATTTGCAAATCTGGCATCCAGAACAGAGACAGGATCCACAGAACCGCAGTTTGTTATCGACAGGCTGAATATCACAAACAATGCGGGCGAATGTAATCCAATGGGAATTGCGATTTTTGCAAACGCCATAGATACCTTAAAAAAACTGGACACGGAGTTTGATTCCTACTGCAATGAGTTCGATCTGGGAAGAAAAAGAATCTTTGTTGCTCCGGAAATGCTGACGAATGAGGACGGATCCCCAACCTTTGATCCGGATGATGGTGTGTTCTATTCGCTTCCGGAAGATTACGATAAGAGCCAGACCGGTCTGATCAAGGAAGTAGACATGAGCCTCCGGGTAGAACAGCACAGCAAGGCAATCAATGATGATCTGAATTATCTGTCTCTGAAATGCGGATTCGGTACGGAAAGATACCGGTTTGACGGAGCAGGAGCGAAGACAGCAACTGAGATCATTTCGGAGAACTCAGATATGTACCGTATGCTGAAGAAGCATGAGATAATCTTGGAAGATGTCATAAAGCGGCTGGTCAGAATCATTATCCGGCTCGGTATTGTGACAGGAAATACACTGGACCAGAACACAGATATTGTGATTGACTTTGATGATTCTATCATTGAGGATAAGGGCGCAGAGCGTCAGCAGGACCGTCAGGACGTCAGCATGGGCGTGATGCGGCATGAAGAGTACCGTGCAAAATGGTACGGTGAAACAGTGAAACAGGCAAAAAAGAATCTGCCAGAGCAGAATCAGGTAATGGAGTAGGATGCGAAAAGAATACAAAGATCAAGTTGCCGATAAGATTGCAGCGCGGTACATAGGTCTGGAAGAACGGATCCTGCAGGACATTGCCCGGCGGATCAAAAAGACCGGCGAGATCACCAGTACAGCAGACTGGCAGATCAATAGACTTCTGATTCTGGGATATTCTTCCGAGGATATCGAAAGAGAGATCAAGAAAACACTGGATGCATCTTATCCGGAGATGTTTGAACTGTACGATAAGGTAATTGACTGGGAATATGTTCGGAACAAGGACATTTACGAACAGATCAATGCAGAGTTTATCCTGTTTGAGAAGAATGAACAGCTCAAGCAGATCACAGATGCGGTCATTCAGCAGAGTCTGGAAGATCTGGAAAATGTAACGAGGTCACTTGGCTTTTATCTGGATTATAACGGCAGAAAGGTCCTGACACCGTTGTCGCAGGTTTATACAAATTATCTGGACAATGCCTGCTTTGACATTGTGACCGGAGCATTTGACTATGGCAGCGTATTGCGCCGAGTGGTCACACAGCTGACAAACAGTGGACTTCGGAAGATTGAGTACGGATCCGGATACGCAAGCCGGGTAGAAGTGGCTGCCAGAAGAGCTGTGATGACTGGTGTGGCGAATCTTACCGGTGAAATAGCAGACTATAATGCCAAGAAGCTCGGAACAGAGTATTTTGAGGTTGAGTGGCATGCCGGAGCCCGTCCGACTCATGCAGTATGGCAAGGTCAGGTCTGGACAAAAGAGCAATTGTACTCAGTCTGTGGACTTGGTACAGTGACAGGACTTCTGGGAGCCAATTGTTATCATACTTATTATCCATTCTTTCCTGGTATTTCACAGCGTAACTGGTCAGATGAATGGCTGGAAGCTCAGAACCGGAAGGAAAGCAAACCAAAAGAGTTCCGGGGCAAAGCGTACACTCTGTACGAGGCAAAGCAGAGACAGCGCCAGATGGAGACAGCAATGCGGGCACAGCGAGAAAAGGTACAGATGCTTCAGGATGGCGGTGCTGATCGGCAGGAAGTTATGCTCCAAAAAGCCAAATATCAGGGACAGCTTAATGAATATGCGACGTTTTCTCGGAAAATGAGGCTGAAAGAGGAAAGAGAGCGGATTTATATTGATGGACGAGGAAGAATTGCACCGAGTCAGTATGATCTGAAAATGAGAATTTCTATTCCAGACACAGTTGCTAAGAAAGCAGGTTTGAGCAAAGAAATTGAAGCGAAAATCAATGCGGCGATAAAGAAGTTGGATTCGGAATACGTGATTTACTTAGATTCTATTAAAGGCGGAAAACTAAAGAAAAATGATATTTTTGCAACAGGTGCTTACTTGGATGAAAATGGAATGCTGAGACATGGACTTGTTTTGAATTACAAACAAGATTATAGAAAAGTTGAAACTATTATGCCGAGATGGTACAATGATGGTGTAATGGCGGGAAAGAATTTTGAAGATTACATTGCGCATGAAATGGCGCATATAATACCATTTCAGAACTGCGTATCAGAAGTGGAATATATAGAGTTAAATGAAAAAATAAGAAGGCAGTTCATAGCAGGAATTTCAGAATATGCAGATAGAAGCAAAGACGGTCGAGAGTGCTTAGCGGAGGCGTTTGTTAGATATAGAAACGGAGAGTGGATTCCAGATGAAGCAAGAAAACTTATCAGAAAATATATCCTTCATTGGCGGAGGGTTTAGAATGACATTGCCAAAGTGTATGCTGTGCAGTAATTTCAATGAAAATAGTGAAGAGATGACTTGTAAAGCATTTCCAGATGGAATACCGGAGGATGTAATTTTTTCTGGTTATGAAGAGGAATGCAAAAACGGAATTAAATTTAAAGAGTTTGAATAGTTGCCACCAGTCGAAATGACCGGTGGTATTTTTGTACTTATTTTTAGGAGGCCGGTAATGAAAAAGAAAGCAGTAGCAGTATTAACGGCTATCAGCATATTGATAGCAGGTTTAACTGGATGCCAGACCGCCACGAAAAGTTATGGTGGGAAGACAACGATAAAGCTTGAGCCAAATCAGAAACTGGAAGAAATTACCTGGAAAGATGATTCTTTATGGTACCTTACAAGACCAATGACTAATGAGGATATTGCTGAAACCCATACATTCCAACAGCAGTCAAATTTTGGAGTCTTTGAAGGAACAGTAACCATCATAGAGTCAAAGGAGTAAAGAATTTATGATAACAATAAAAATAACAGATCACAGCATCTGTATGAATGGTCATGCCGGCAGGAAGAGTCCGGATGGGATTGATCGGGTATGTGCGGCAGTATCAGCACTGACCTGCAACCTGATCAATTCCCTGAAAGATCTGACAGGTGACAGAATCCGGGGAGAAACAGCCAGCGGAATGACTGTGATCGAATGGGAAGATCTGTCAGATGGTGGAAAGCTTCTGATTGATTCATGGTTCCTGGGGATTGCAGTAATTGACCAGGAATACAATTGCATACAGTTTGAGTAAATGAGCATCCAGTGAGGGTGCTTTTTATTATGTCCAAAACATGAAGACAGAAAAAGCTCTGGAAAACACTCATATTTGGAGGTAAGCATGAGAAAAAGAATTTTTTTACAGCTCTTTGAAGACGGCGGCGGAGCTGGCTCTGGTGGACAGGGTGGAAACGCTGGAGCAGGTAACGGCAGCCAGGGAAATGCCGGCGGAACAGGAAACCAGGGATCGTACAGTTTTGCGCAGGCAGAAGAGATTGCCAATGCGAGAGCAGACAGAGCTGAAAAAGCGGCGCTTCGTTCCTATTTTCAGCAGCAGGGAATGACAGAGCAGCAGGTGAATCAGGCAATTGCCGATTATAAGGAACAGCAGAAAAAGAATCAGCCGAATGTGACACAGCTGCAGCAGGATCTGGAAAATTCCAGAAATGAAGTCCAGCAGATGAAGAATGAGAAGTTTTTATCCGGAAAAGGTGTCAAGGCTGATGATCTGGACTATGTGACTTACAAGGTTTCCAAATTGGTGGATGATAAAACGACATTTGAAAAGGCAGCAGAGAAGTTTTTAAAGGAGAATCCGAGATTTGCCGGTGGAGGTTCTTACCGGATTGCAGATTCTTCAACAGGTAACGCTTCAAATGGTTCTGGCGGAAACATGAACGTTTCCATCAATGACCGGATCAGAGCTGCCGCGAGAAGATAATGGAGGTAGAGTAAATGCAGAATAGAAGAATGAATTTAAGATTGTTTGACACAGATACAAACATCATTGACCGTACCGGAGCAGAGTCTCTGATTCCAATTCAGGAATCCAATGAGATCATCCAGGGAACGATCGCACAGTCAGCAGTCCTGTCAAGAGGTCGCAAGCTGGCGAACATGACAAGCAGACAGTACAAAATGCCGGTACTGGATATGCTGCCGATTGCATATTTCGTAAACGGTGATACCGGACAGAAGAAAACTACAAAGCAGGCATGGGACAAGAAGCTCATCACTGCCGAAGAGATTGCGGTTATTGTTCCAATTCCGGAAGCAGTTCTGGATGATTCTGAGTATGACATCTGGGGAGAAGTAAAACCGAGAGTTACAGAAGCATTTGGAAAGGTTATCGACAGCGCAGTGCTGTTCGGTGAAAATAAACCGAACACATGGAGAGAAGATGTGGTTACAACCGCGACAAAAGCGGGAGCAGTCGTAACATTAGGAGCCGCAGACAGTCTGTATGACAAGATCATGGCAGAGGACGGAGTGATCGCACATATTGAAGACTGCGGATACTTTGTAAACGGTCACATGGCAGACATTTCCATGAGAGCAAAACTCAGAGGCCTGAAGAACGCAAACGGGGATCCGCTGTTCAAACAGGATCTGCAGGGAACCACACAGTATGCGCTTGACGGATCTCCGATGAACTTCCCGAACAACGGTGCTTTTGACAAATCAAAGGCTCTTATGATTTCCGGAGATTTCTCACAGCTCGTATATTCTATCCGTCAGGATATCACATTCAAACTCTTCACAGAGGGTGTTGTACAGAACACAGACGGAACTATCGCATACAACCTGATGCAGAATGATATGGTCGCTCTTCGTGCTGTAATGCGTCTTGGTTGGGAAATCCCGAATCCGATCAACGCTCTTAAGACGGACAAAAACAAGAGATGCCCGTTTGCAGTTCTGAAAACAGGTGAGTAAGGGAGGGTGATGATCCATGCAGATCACGTATGGATACTACGCAGTTGAATATGGAGGAAAAACCATTCCGGAACAGGACTTCCAAAAAGCCGAAAGGCAGGCGGAAGCCTATATCCGGCATCTGACCTATGTGAAAGGTGATATCTTTGCCGCGGAAAATGATATAGTGAAGGATGCTGTTTGTGCTGCAGCAGAGGTTTATTACAAATACAATGCGCAGCAACAGTCAGGAGTCCCGTTGGTGAAGTCGGAAAATAACGATGGCTACAGTGTGACCTATGTCACAGAGCAGACGGATGGAAAGACAGCGGAAGAGATGGTGAAGAAAAAGGCGTATGATGCGGTATATCCTTATCTTCTCCCTACTGGATGGCTGTCAAGAAAGGTAGGGGTGCGGTGTGATCACAAATGCAGATGTGACAGTTTATAACAGAATAAGCGGTGATTCCACACATTACGATACCTGGATCCGAACTGTTTTGCATGGTGTCCACGTCCATGTGGACCATAAGACTGCAGTTACGGATAACGGGCTGAAAAGTGCGGAGGTTTACAAAATCCGGATTCCCGCGGATATTCCGGAAGCAGGGCAGTATCTTCCGCCGGATCAGTTCGCCTGCTGTGGCGGTTATGGATACTGGACCATACAGAATGATGATCAGATTGTCCTGGGAGAGTGTCAGATTGAGATTGAAAGACCTGCAGATCTGAAAGCCGTGTTCCAGAAGCACTGCAAGGTGACAAGCTGGTCGGACAACCGGTTTGGTACGACTCCGCACTGGCGGATCGGAGGCGAGTAAGATGGCAGGAAAGAAAGAATTCCGGATCACAACGCCGAGAGGCAGTGTATTTACAGTGACTGGTAAGAATGGTTCTACCACGGCATGGATGGAATGGGCTCCGGGATTCGCACAGAAAAAAGCGGAGGGATTTTCAAGGGCCCAGACATTTGTGGATTCCGAGTGTCTGCGCTACATGAATCCGCTGACACCGAGAAGAACCGGGATGTTGATTAAGTCCGGGGCGCTTGGTACGGTGGTTGGTTCTGGCTCTATTGAATACCTTGCCCCATATGCCCGCCGGCAGTATTACGAGCATAAAACTAAGGCAAGATGGTTTGAAACAATGAAAGCGAGCCACAAAGATGCCATAAGGGAAGGAGCTGAGAAACTTGCCGGACAGTAAACGGAAACCGATTATCGAAAGCATCCGGGAATATGTGAGAACGTATCCCGGAATCGATAACAGGAAGATCAATATTGATTATCTCGGAGACGGAATGGAGTATTCCATTGATCCGATCGGAGCAGATCCTGTCTATAAAAAATATACGGATGGGAGCTGTCTGAAACAGTTCCAGTTTGCTCTTACCAGTAAGGAGGCCTATGACGGTGATGCAAGAACAGGCATTGCCAATAGTGGCTTTTATCAGGACTTTGAAGAGTGGACGGAACAGAACAACTTAAATGATATCGTACCTCAGCTGGACGGTCACAATGCTATTAGGGTGGAAGTGATGCAGTCCGGCTATTTATTTAGCGCGGAAGCTGATCTCGGACGGTATCAGATGATATGCAGAGTAATTTACAGATAGGAGGAGTTATATGGACCCAGAAAAGATGTTAGTAGGCAGACATAAGAAAGTAGCTTTTATGGATGCTGACGGTAAAGGAACAACATATACGAGAATGACTGGTTTTACATCACTGTCAGAGGGCAAAAACTCTATTGAGTACAGCCGTCAGTATGTGGACGAAGCATCAGAAAGATCGGATGTAGTAGGCTATTCACCAGCCATCGACTACGAACTGGATAGATATACGAATGATCCGGTGCATGAAAAGATCGCAACAATTACAGATGATGAGATTGTTGGAACAGATGCACAGGTTAGCATTGTAGTAGTTGACCTCTTCGACCAGAAGACGTCCGAAACAACTTGTACAGCGCGTAAAAGATTGTGGAGTGTGATTCCGGACACAGAAGGTGACGGAACGGACGCGCTGATCTACAAAGGAAGTTTTAAAGCAGCAGGAGAAATTGTGAAAGGCACAGCTACCACCACAGACGGGTGGAAGACTTGTACTTTTTCAGAAGCATAGAATATAACAGGAGAGTGAGCCAATGAGCCTTTGGAAATTTGGAGATTTTGAAGCAGAAGTGGATTTCACGGATGCGGATTTTTTAGATGTGTTAGAGGAAGCAAAAGCAGAAATGTTTGAAGCAGGGAAAAAGGTTCCCATAACCGGAAAGCAGAGTGATATCATCCGCGCGCAGTGCGCGTGTTTTTATGTGTTCTTCGATACCCTGTTTGGCGAGGGAGCAGGGGAGCGGATCCTTTGCGGAAAGAACAGCATCAAGCTGTGTAACGAAGTGGCTGAATCATTGTTAGACTTTGAAACAGCAGAAACAAAGAAACTGGACGATAAATATGATAAGTATGCACCAAATCAAAATACAACGCAGCAGTTCCCGCATCCGCAGCCACAGCCAAATGGAAGCCGTCAGCAGAGAAGAAACTACCAGAAACAGTATGGTAAGGGAAAATATTCCAATACCGGAAGGTAGCAGAGCATGAATATTTTATATGAGCAGTTTCCGGAAGAAATCAAGGTGAACGGGGAGTACTACCCGATCGTGACAGATTTCCGTGAATGGATCCGTTTTACGGAGCTGGTTGAAGACGACTCGGTTCCGTGGCGGATCAAATGTGGACTTCTGTTGCAGTGGTATCTGGATCAGATTCCGGATGATATTGAAGTTGCAATATATGCACTCGGAGATTTCCTGATGTGCAAAAGGATGTACCAGGATGATCTGGAAGATAAAGAGGAAGAGCAGCAGAGAAGTGGAAAGCCGGTATTTTCTTTTTCGGAAGATGCCGGCTGCATTTATGCAGCGTTCCGGGAGGCATATGGAATTGACCTGCAGCAGATCGATTATATGCACTGGTGGGAGTTCCGGAGCTTGTTTGACTGGTTGCCGGATGGTACAGAGATTAAACAACGGATTATGTATCGTTCGATTGATCCTGGAACAATCCGGGACAAGGACGAACGTAAACGGATCAAGAAGATCCAGAGAGCTGTTGCACTGAAAAAGAAACAGCGAAAGCTTGATGATTATGAGATTGGAGATATGTTCTCATGATGGAAATTAAAATACCGACACGGCGTGAGTGGTATCCGTGTCCGTACTGCGGTCAGCATCTGCTTGTTTACGCAGATACTGCAGTGTGCAGCGGACTGTATGTAAAATGCCGCAAATGCCGACGGGAGGTGGAGATAAAAATTAAGAATTAAGCACTTGTGAGCCCCTGAGCCGTGCTATCAGAAAGGATGATAGTATGGCAGATGGATATTTGAATTTTGATACCAAAATCAATGAGAGTGGGTTCAATGAAGGCATAAATAAGCTTGGAAGTCTTGGAAAAAGTGGCTTATCTGTAGTCAGCAAGGCAATGACCGGAGCTGTTGCAGCTGTAGGAACTGGAGCAGCGGCGATTGTAAAGTCTTCTCTTGGTGTAGTCGCCAATATGGAGCAGCAGGTCGGTGGTGTAGAGACACTATTTAAAGATAGTGCCAAGACAGTGATCAGGAACGCAAACAATGCGTTCAAAACAGCACAGCTTTCTGCTAATGATTACATGTCAACGGTTACAAGCTTTTCAGCATCATTACTACAGGGCTTAGGCGGAGATACTGCAAAGGCTGCAGAGATTGCAGATATGGCAATCATCGACATGGCAGATAATGCCAATAAGATGGGTACGAATATGCAGGATATCCAGAATGCCTATCAAGGTTTTGCAAAGCAGAATTATACAATGCTGGATAACCTTAAATTAGGTTACGGCGGTACACAGTCGGAAATGATCCGATTGATCAATGATTCCGGTATCTTAAATGAAAAAATAGAAGATCTGGATAATGTAACGTTTGACCAGATGATTCAGGCAATTCACAAAGTCCAGCAAAATCTCGGAATCACAGGAACTTCCGCAAAAGAAGCCTCTACAACGATAGAAGGTTCTGTTAATTCTGCTAAAGCCGCCTGGGAAAATTTTGAAGCCGGTGTAATCAGTGCGGACGACCTGGTTGACACATTCTGGACAGCGGCAAAGAATATCTTAAATAATCTTGGTCAAATGATCCCGCGTCTGGGAAAGACCGGAATGGATGTGGTGGAATCCTTATCCGGAAAAATCGGTGAAGCGGTTCCGCAATTAAAGGGATTTACAGATAGTGTCGGAAAATTAGCAGATAAGTTAAAGAACATGAGCACGGATGAGCTCATGAATCTTGGCAAGACTGCAGCAGTGCTTGCAGGAGCCGGACCGGCGATCTCATTATTCGGATCACAGATCGGTAATGTACAGTCAGCCGTATCCGGATTCAGCGGACTTACAACTGGTGTTTTATCTGAACTTGGAAAGCTTCCAAAGGGATTCAAAAGTGCAACAAAATCGGCTGCAAATTTCCGGAAAGATTTTACGGGTAGCCTGAAAGGGCTCGGCAGTGCAGTTACGGGACCATTTCAGGTACTGACTCCGAAATTGTCAGCTACTGTCGGAAAAATCGGCAAGGTAGTTTCCGGTGTCCCAGGTAAAATCGGAGGGGCAGTTGGAAAGATCGGTTCTGCAATCGCATCAAAAATCCCCAGAATTACAAGCACGTTTTCACTACTTGGAGATACTGCCGGTTATCTGGGAGCATGGGGCGGACAGGTTGGTTCTGCTCTGCAGGGAGTTCTTGGAACAGTAGCCGGCTTTATTCCGTCGTTTGTAGGGTTGATGAATTTCGGTGCAGTTGCAGCCGTTGTGGTAGCCGGTCTTGGACTGGTTTACAGTCAGTTTGGTACACAGATTGACCAGATCCTGCTTCTGGCGCAGACCAAAGGACCGGAGATCATATATAACTTTGGAGCAGGAATCACAGCAGCACTTCCGGGACTGATTTCATCAGGTGCAACCCTGATCTTGGGATTGATGAATGCGATTACGGCAAATCTACCATCGCTCATTTCCGTAGGCGCAAGCATCATAGCAACTCTGGTAAGCAGCCTGGGCGCACAACTTCCGCAGTTAATTCCGGTAGCGGTACAGATGATCCTGACTCTGGTTGAGTCGCTGATCAGTAATCTTCCGCAGTTAATAACTTCCGGATTACAGTTAATGGAAGGCTTGGCACAGGGAATTGCAAACGCGATTCCGCAGGTGGCAGCGAAAGCACCGGTTATCATCGGCAAGCTGGCATCTACGATTATCACGAATTTGCCGAAGATCATACAGACTGGTGTGAAGATTATCACGCAGCTCGCAGTCGGACTGGTTCAGGGAATCCCGGCGTTACTTGGTAAGATTCCATCCATGATCAGCCAGATCAAAAATGCATTTACCAGTGTAAACTGGGGCAGTGTTGGTATGAACATTGTCCGGGGAATTGCAAGTGGATTAACAAGTGCGGCAAAAAGCCTGGCAGAAGCAGCTGCAAACGCGGCGGATAATGCACTCAATTGGGTGAAATCAAAACTTGGTATTCATTCTCCATCGAGAGTATTCCGGGACCAGGTTGGTAAGATGATGGCTCTTGGTATGGGAAGCGGATTTGAGAAGAATATTCCGGTCGGATCCATGAATGCCGGAGTACAAAAAGCAGTCCAGAGTCTGCAAAGAAGTGTGCAGCTTACAACATCCGTTAATCCGGATAAAACGGTAGGCGGAATAAAGAATAATCCGATCTTTAAGGATCAAGGATTTGATTACGACAGATTTGAACGTATCCAGAGGAAGATTGCAAAAGAAAATGGCAATAAGCCGGTATTCCTGGATACGAAACGGATAGACAGACCATTACCGAAAGGAGCAGTGCCACAGGTATGATTGTATATTATGAAAATATGAATGGCGAAAAGCTGAATCTTTTGAAAGCTCCTTTTCGTACAACGAAGACTGACTGGTTCGATGCGGACTGGTCAGAGTCTTCGGACGGATATGAAAAAACAGTGACGATTGATGTGTTTGGAAAGCGGGAAGAATTTCAGGCGAATATGGAGCAGCTATACCGGATCATTGCGGTTGATGCAGAAAATGATACCTACGGGAAACTGTACGTGAATGGTGCATATTTAAGATGCAAGGTGTTGAAGTCAGCGAAAGAAGGATGGAAGGGATATGTGTATTCGGAAGTGGAGATCACCTTCCAGGCTCCAGAGCTTGTATGGGTAGTAGAAGCGACAAGACAGTTTTTTCCACAATTGGAAGAAACGGCAGCATCCGGAATCGACTTTCAGTATGACTATCCGTTTGATTTTGCCGGAGAAAAAAGAGGAATCGCAGCATGGAATGTTGATCACATCATTCCAAGCGAGTACCGGATGATCATTTACGGACCATGTGTAAATCCGAAGATTCTGATCAACGATTATCCTTATGAGTTTTTCGTAACGCTTGAAAGCAGGGAATATCTGATCATAGATAGCCAGAGAAGAACGATCCGAAGGTATTTGACGAATGGAACGGTACAAAATTTATTTAATCAGAGAGCGCAGAAACAAACTGTTTTCAAGAGAATACCATCCGGGCTTTTAAATATTAACTGGTCCGGGGATTATGGATTTGACCTGACTTTATTTTTGAACAGGAGGGAGCCGCCGTGGTAAAGGACATAATTCTTGCAGATAGTGCTGGAAGAGAACTTGGAGCGATTTTGGACTCAAATATCACAGTGGATACGAATGGCGAGTACGAATTTTCTGTACAGATTGCAAGGTCGAACTGGTATCCGGAGCTGACCTTTTCAAGCTATGTGTATATTACGGATACGGAATACGGAGGCATTATCGGAGAGGTGCTGACAGATACAACGCTGGATTATGTGGAGCTGAAGGGAATCACATGGCGGGGAAGACTGCAGTATAAGGTGATTGAACCGCCTACCGGATCTGACTACAAAACGATATCCGGCGAACTGAATCAGGTAATGAAAACACTGATCGAGCCGGAGTTTGATGGATTATTCAGAGTTTCATCAGAAGATACGGGTATATCTGTAAAGAATTTTCAATTTGACCGGTACTGTACATTACTGGAAGGTCTTACCAAAATGCTGAAAAGTGTTGGATACCGCCTGCAGATCCGGTTGATCAAAGAACAGGATGAACCATGTTATATTCTGATTGAAGCAGTTCCGATTACTGATTATTCTGCGCAGATTGAATTGTCACAGGACAGTCGAATGAATTTCACGATGGATGATAAACAAAATGGCGTAAATCATCTGGTCGTAACCGGAAAAGGGGAAATGCAGGAGAGGAACATATTCCATCTGTATGTGCAGAAAGATGGAAGCATTGGAAAGACGCAGTATTACAAAGGACTGAATGAGATCTCAGCAGTATATGAAAATACGAGCACAGAAACAGCAGAGCTGGAGAAAACGTCCGTGGAACAATTGCAGAAGCTGATGAATAAAAAGACATTTCAGATGGATGTTGCAAAGCTTGGAATCGAGGTTGGGATTGGAGATATTGTCGGTGGCAGGGATTACCTGACTGGGCTGTATATGTCAAAACCAATCGAAAATATCATTTATGAGATTACGAATGATGTGGAATCAATTACTTATAAACTGGAAGGAGAAGATGAAGAATGAAAATTGTATCTGGAAGAACCGGATCACCACATGTGACTTCGCAGCAGTTCCGGCAGATGCTGGAGGGGATTATCGGGCAGGGGAGTTATATTATAACAAGCGGAGAGAATCTGAAGCCGGAACTTAGCAGTAATAATCTGCTGAAAATCCGAAGTGGGATGATGGCGCATCACGGCTGTATATCTTGCGTGGATATTGGTACTTATGATGAGGTTACACTGACAAATGGTAGTCAAGGAATGAAAAGGATTGATCTTATTGTAAATCGGTATACCAGAAATGCAGAGACAGAGGTTGAAAACTGCAGTTGGAAGGTAATCCAGGGGAAACCGGTTGCAAGTAATCCGGCAGTGCCGGCATACACTTCGGGAAATTTGCAGAATGGAGATCTTGTGGATGAATGCCCGGTTTTTGAAGTGCATTATGATGGAATCAATGTTACAGAAGTGAAGAGTTTGTTGAGTGTGACGGATGGACTTTCTGAATTAAGTAGCAATTTAACCAAAACTAACACTGTTTTAGAGAACAGGAAACCAATATTCATTGATTCAACGGCGCAAGGAACAGCAAATTTGGATACCAATAGCTTTTTGAAAGCTGGCGTTACATATGCTTTCATCGTTATGGTTTCCTCCAATATCAGCAGTGAAAGCTATAAACAGGAAATCGCTTGTGCATTAAACAATGTAAATATGGGAAATAACGGAAACTATTACAAATTAGTTTCTACTTTTGCAGGAAAATGTAGCAAAGGCGATAAGCTTCATATTACTTCGTACAAAAATGGAGGCACATGGACTCTTTTTGCGACAAGAGCTATTTTTATACCAGTTAGCTAATTAGCTAAAATAAGCCGTTGTTGCAATCATTACGAATGAGGCACTATCTGTACCGACGATATATACTCCACCATTTTTTATGTATATACGTGCTTGTGTTCCAGCAGGTCCACCATTATGCGTAGCTATTGGAATAAGGCACTCAAAATCGCCATAACCATTTGGTGTCATTCCTGACGGGACACTGCCGAGAGCCTGATCGTTTGCAAATTTCCCACCATCTAAAAATCTTATCGATCCAGAAACAAATACCACATGACCTATTTTGCGGAATTTTAGCTTTTCTGAAAGATTATTTGCATTAGTCATATATTTCCAACCAGAATCAGCAGTTGCCGTTTTCAAATTGCTACTTAATTCAGTACGCCAGTTGATATACTGAAAGCAAAAAAGGAGCAATGTATGGAAGCGAAAATAATGGATGTATTGCGAAGAATGCAACCGGTTTTAGATGAAATGCAATTA